AAGAGGTCTGTTAGCCGTTCTGATCAGGTATGATGGAATACCCTCAATGTACATGATGAACCTGTTAGACATTTTAGGCTCATATGCCGTATAAAATATCTCGGTGGGATCTAATAATTCTGCCATTCTCTATATCCTTTTATATAAATATCCTGTTTTCAGATTTTATTCTGGAAACTCTGCTCCGGTTGGTAATATGTTGAAGTCAATTATAATGAATTCCGCAGTCTTAGCAGGCTGAAGGAATATCTGACCTCTCATTTCGTTACGATCAACTACATCTGGACCGTTATTTGATTCATCCATTACAACTCGGAATGCAAATAAACCTTGACGCTGTTGTACATCTTCGAAGTATGGATTTGCAATACCTAAGAATCTGTTACGAGTCGCTGCCGTATTCTGTTCAAATACTAAGAACTTGGTTGTCGATGCAATGAACTTCTTAGCTGCAATTAATAATCTTCTCACATTCACTCTGTCCAGAGCCGATGCTTTCTTCTGCAATGTCTTCTGGCCAAATACTGTTACACCAGTATTAGGGAAGGTTGCGATTGGATTAACTGATGCATCATACAATGTGTCTCTGTTTGCTTTTGTAAGTTTTCTTTCAGCAAGTATAGCAATGTCAATTCCACCTCTGTTCAAACCAGCTGGAGCAAACCATGGAGCTGCAACTCTGTCATTGAATGCATATACTGATGGAATCAATGTAGAAGCTGGTACCCAAACGTTTCTACCAAGATCAATGTCTGGAATTTTGACCCATGGCCAATAAACAGATGCATAATTGGTATCACGAGCTTCTGCTTTTGCTACTGCTGAACTAATGCTAGCAGCATATTCTACTGGATCATATACCAGGAAGCAATCTGCTCTGTCTTCACACATGTTGAGAGCTTCTGTAAGAACTTCTGCATGATTTGTGAAGTTATCTATAAGACCAGGTAAAGTTATCAAATTGATATCATATTCATCTTGATTCTTCAATAATCTGATAGCATCTATATATGATGTCTGACCTTCATTAGGTACTCCTAAATTAAATCCTTGAGTATTTGTGTTACTGATAGTATCATAAAATGCTCTTGGATGTTGCACATTACCATCTGATCCTCCGGAGAATGATCCTGAACCTGCTTGAGGTAATGAAGATGATAAGTTAGCATCTCTCAGATCACCATTGGCATCTAGATAATTGTATGTCGTGGATTGTACTTCCACTCTCACATATCTAGAACGATTTGGGAATGATCCTGACAACTGAAGGAATGGGTCTGTACCACCTGCATCTCTCAGTGTCTGTACCTGGTCCCCAATTGCTCTGGCAATGTAATTTGGAGTGGTAGGATCTAATGTAAGATTATTATATTGTTCCAATATAGTTTTTCTGCGATTGGTATCATCACCTCTTCTAATTAATAATGTAAATGTTCCTTTGGCATTATTTACATTTGTCACTTCCCATCTGACGTTATTTCTAGAACCTGATGGTAATAATCCATTTGTTCCTTCTGGGGAAACACTATTCTGATCTTCACCATCAGCTAATGTAAATAATTTAAATGCCCGTGCCGGATTTCCTACAGCAGCCGTTCCTCCTGATAAGAAGATATTTCCACTTCCGGTGGGAGCTATATTATTTAAAAGATTAACAGATGATCCAGTAGCAAAAGCAAGCAAATTACCTGCGGTACCAGCACTAGAAGCTGTCAATTGCAAAGAAACACCGTCTGTCGAGGCTGAAAAGAATGCAGATGCGCTAGCATTGATCATTTTAACTAGCCCAGAATGCTTAGCTCCTTCATCATGAAATTTGAAAATATTAGCAGCAGCAATGCTTGGACCATTAGCAGATGCAGTACTAAAGAAAATGAATGATTGCGGGCCGGTCTGCAATCTAACTGTGGTTACTTCCAGGTCAGAATCAGTATGATTATGCGCTTCAAGACCAAATGAAAATGATCCCGTTGCAGGACGACCTGCAGTCGCCGTACCTGATGATGATACCTGAGCCGAGGCTGGCCCATAATCACCAGCCAATATTCTGACAACTGTTAATGTGTCAGCATATTTCAGATATTCCTGAACTGAATAATTTGTTAAATACTTGTACGAATCTTCAGATGCGCCAGAACCTGATGAAAAGTCTCCACCAAATTTTGCTAAGAACTCTGAATATGATGATACTCTGGTCGGTACCAGAGCCGGCCCTTTCTGTGTAGGACCTACAACTGCTGCACCAATGGCTTGAACTGCTGCCGGTAAGAACGACTGATCAATTTCATTGGTAAAAACACCGGGTGATATAATCTTTTCGGCCATTTATATATTCCTTTGATTTATTTTTTTATAAATATCGACCGAAACTCCCAAACCTTATTCAACAGGCTTAAATTCACCATTTGAAAGATCAACTGTCCCGGTACCATATTTTTCGTTGAGCTGTTTTACTAATTCTTGTTCTTTTTCTAACAATTCCTGATATTCTTTATTGAGGCGTTCTTCTTCAATAGCAATTGATTCTAATCTGTCTCTTGTAGTTTTGTGCTCCAAATAAACATATCCAAATTCAGTTACTTTACGATCGAATCCCTCTCTAATTTCCTGAATGTTTTTGATTTCTTCTTCTGTAAATTTTATTGTGTCTGCCATAACTTTTTTTTTAATAAATATACGTTTTATAGCTGTGTATATCCATCAGTTGATCTGTAACCGCCAGGAGGCGGATTGTCAACGTCTGTATTGAAATTGTCTGTCTGCCTTTCGTTAGTGAATCTAATTTTTTTCATTGAGAATTGTTTCTGTAAATTACTAGCTCTTAATTCATATGGCATTAGTAAAGTACCTTTTGCAACGAATGGAATCCTTGCTCTGACAATTCTATCATCTGTTCCTGTATTTGTTGTTTCAAATGAATAGTCACTTATATATACTGGAAATTTGAAAATAGTTCCCCAAGCGAATCCGTTGAGAGGCATTATCTGTTCTATTAACGAATTCAACTGCGTAGTATAAGTAGTCCATAATAATATTTCATATGATACATCTAAAAATTCTGGCACAGGAACAACATAATATTCTTGTACAGGTGTTTTATTTTGTTGCAGTGAAAATCTGTCATATTTGTTTATATTGTTATATTTGGTACGATAAACAAATCCATTTCCATCTGGATTCTGATTTACTCCTAATGTTCTAGGATCACGTTCAGCTATACTACTTCTAGTAATACTAATCAAAGGTGTCATTATTTTGCCTTTGGTATCTCTCATAAAACCTCTTGCTTGTATCTGAGCAAATGTTTCACCGTTTGCATACATGACTGGAACTTCTACTTGAGCTTCATTTTCTATGATTGTGGGTTGAATAACATCACGTATGTAGCTCATCATTGCAAAGTCAATATCTTCTATTGTTATCTTAGGAGTCTTTACAATATCATCATCTCTACGAACCTGATCGACACGTCTTGATATAGGATCATTAGTGAATGTTGATATACTTTTATTTAATCTTTTCTTAGCCATTATAGGTTTCTCGGTATAGTTTGAGGTTTATTAACGCCTGATCTAACCTCTTGTATATTCAATCTATTTCTTTTCACAACATGTGCCGTTGCAGTTATTGAAATAGATTTTCCAAATTCATTTCTTTGGCCACGTACAAAACCAAGATCAGTACTTGGATTTTTACCAGCAAAATATTGTGATGAGCCTACACTATTTATCTCATAGAATTCATTATCATACTCAATGATATCTCCTTCTTCAACTATAATGTTTTTATCTTTGAGATCATCTCTGAAAAATGCAAATTCTCCAGATCTGGTTTGATCATATCCTGCTTCATCTGCTATGTATGATTTTTCATCTTTCCTTATTATACAATTTATAGCCAATCTCTGAAAATATACTTTATTTTCAGTTTCATCGTAAATATTAATTCTACTATCTTTTGGACTTAATTTATAAAAACCAATTTCAGTATCAATAAATTCATTAATTAACTCTCTATTGAGATGTCTTACTAACGATGCGTCTCGGGCAGATCCAAATAATGCCATGCTTTATCCTATGTAAATTTTTAAAGGTATTGCATTGAATTGAGATGAGAGAGCAGATGATTCAGCAGCTTTTCGTTCCAATTGAGCCTGCCGTGACAGGCTATCTAACATCTGTGTTAATTCATTTATTAATGAATCTTTTTCAGATTGTCCCTGTGATAAAAGATCTGCTCCATTCAAAGTAATATCAGCATTTGGAATTGGTATACTACTGTATTTACCTCTGACAAATCCTAACATCTCTTTCACACAAGCGAGTGCATATCTTCGTATCCATTGTCTACTAATATCATTTAGATCTGTGTATGTTACATTGTCATATGGTATATTAGATAAATCAGATACTCCGTCTGTACTTCCATCACCGCCACCGATTGATGGATTATATAATGGATTATCAATTTCAGATTTCAGATAATAATCAAAATGAACTTTTGTAAAATTACTGCCATTAGGTATAGGAAAAAATCTGATCCTGTTACCACTGAGTTCAAAACTA